ATATTTAACATCAGAATTAGCAAGAAATTATTTAAAACATGGGAATAAATTAACTGTTGTAAGAATATTAGATGGTGCATATACTCCAGCAGTTGGTAATATTCCAACTGGTAGTGGAGCTCAATATACAGGTAGTTCGGCTATAGGTCACAAAGATAACACAGCTGCAGCAATATCATTTAAATTACATACACATAATCAAGGTGAAATTTTAAATAATAGAGCAGCACATACTGCACTTGGTTCATCAGCTGCAACAGCATCACTAACATTTTTCGCTGGTGATAGGCCTGAAATTGGAGATACTCTTACACTTGTATCTTTGGATGGTACATCTGTAACATATACTTGGGTTAGTGCGGGTAATGAATCGGCAGCGGATGCTAAGGTACACGCTTCTAATACCACAACAACACAAGTTGATTCTCTAAATAATGCTATTGTACATGCAAACAACCATAGTGGAAAATTTACATGTGTTCAATTAGAGAGTGGTTTAGTATTAAGTGTTGAAAATGTACTAAGTGGTTCTGAAGGTAATCAAACTCCAACTGTAACTGGTGCTACTGCTGGTCAATTGAGTGCATCAAATTTTGATGGTGGTGTATCTGTTTCAACTGGAACTGATGGAATACTAACATCAGGTTCAGCAAACAATGTAAGATGGGAAGTGGCTAAATCTAATCATAAAAAAGGAACATTTAATCTTCTTATTAGACGAGGTAATGATACACATAGACAAAAACAAATTTTAGAAACTTGGAATAATTTATCAATAGATGCAAATTCTCCAAATTATATAGCTAAAGTTATGGGTGACCAAAAACCAGTACTAACAAATCCTGGTACTACTGATGCTTATATAGCTTATAGTGGTTCACATGTAAATAAATCAAAATATGTAAGAGTTGAAGTTACGAAACCTGTTACTGATTATCTTGATGACAATGGAAATGTTAGTCAAGAAGGTGTTATATCTCAGAGTATGCCAGGTAATGGTAGTGGTTCATTTGGTGGTTCATTTAGTGGTAGTAGTTCTGGTTGGGTAGGATATGATGCATTTGGAAATCAACAAGGTGGTAGTGGAATTACACCTACTTTTTATGAGAAAATAAGTAATACAAATACACAAGGATATAAATTAACAACAGCAAATCAAGGTAAAACAGCTTATGAAGATGCTATAAACATATTAGGTAATCAAGATGAATATGATATTAATCTTTTACTTTTACCTGGTGTAATAGATAATTTTGCAAATCACCAAGCTATTGTAACAAAAGCTGTTAATATGATTGAAGATAGAGCCGATGCGTTTTTAATTGTGGATCCAACTGGTTATGGAGATGCTCCATCACAAGCAACAGATAGAGCACTTGCTAGAAATTCAAGTTATGCATCAATGTATTATCCTTGGATTCAAATAGGAAGTCCTGTTCTTGGAAAATCTATATGGGTACCACCATCAGTAGGTGTATCTGGTGTTTATTCATTTAATGATAAAGTAGCTCATCCATGGTTTGCTCCTGCTGGATTGAATAGAGGAACTATTGATAACGCTATTAATACAGAAAGACAATTACTTAGAGGACAAAGAGATGATTTATATAATTTAAATGTAAATCCAATACCCCAATTTCCAGGTCAAGGTGTAGTTATTTGGGGACAGAAAACATTACAGAAAAAAGCATCGGCTCTTGATAGAGTTAATGTAAGACGATTATTGATTAAATTAAGAAAGTTTGTAGCAAGTACATCAAGATTCCTTGTATTTGAACAAAATAATACAAAAACGAGAAATAGATTCTTAAATATTGTTAATCCTTATATGGAACAAGTACAATCTAATTCTGGTTTAAATGCATTCAAGATAGTAATGGATGAAACTAATAATACACCAGACATTGTAGATAGAAATATCTTATATGGTCAAATATTTGTTCAACCTACAAGAACTGCTGAATTTATAGTATTAGATTTTACTGTTCAACCAAGTGGAGCTACATTCCCAGAATAAAGGGGGTATAACCAAAGTTGAATAAGAAAATAAAGAGGAACTTATATAAATATAAGTTCCTTTTTTTTTATTTTTTTAATATTTATATATGAAAATAAGTATGTAACCGTATATATTAGGAGAAATAAGATGCCGGAATTAGTAGAAGCTAATGAAATAATGTTCACACCTTTTGAACCTAAATTAAAAAATAGATTTATATTAACTATTGATGGCGTGCCTTCTTATGTTATAAAAGCTTCAGGTAGGCCACAAATTCAATTTGAAGAAGTTGAGTTAAGACATATGAATGTATCAAGATTTGTTGCTGGAAAAGGAACTTGGCAACCAATAGAACTTACTTTATACGACCCAATAGTACCATCAGCAGCTCAATCTGTTATGGAATGGGTAAGATTATCACACGAATCTGTAACTGGTAGAGATGGTTACTCTGATTTCTATAAGAAAGATGTAGTAATTAATGTATTAGGTCCTGTTGGTGATAAAGTTGAAGAATGGACACTTAAAGGGTGTTTCATACAAACAGCTAACTTTGGTGATTTATCTTTTGAAGATATAACTCCTGTAGAAATATCTTTAACAATGAGATATGATTACGCGATACTTCAATTCTAATTGATAAACATTAAATCTAAATTTAAAACCCTCGACAAAAAAATTGAGGGTTTTTTATTTTTATATATATTTATATACGAGGTTATATGAAAACAACATTTGAAGAAATAATAGAACAGGTTTTAGAACACGAAGGTGGTTATGTAAATGACCCTAATGATGCAGGTGGTGAAACCAATTTTGGTATAGCTAAAAGATGGTATCCCAATGTAGATATAAAAAATCTTACTAAAGAACAAGCTAAAAAGATATATCACCAAGATTATTGGAGACCTGGTAAATGTGATGAGGTACCTAAACAATTAAGACATATTTATTTTGATATGTGTGTTAATTTTGGTAGAAGAGGTGCTGTAAAGGTTTTACAACAAGCTGCTAATTCTAAATTAAGAAATAAAATAGATGTAGATGGAGGCATAGGTCCAGCTACACTAAAAGCAATAAAAAATTTAAGTATAGACAGGGTAAGAGCTTATCGTGTCTTGAGATTCGCAAACATAGTTATCGATAAACCAAACCAAGAGAGATTTTGGGTCGGTTGGTATAGAAGAGCAACCGAAGTATAGGAGAAAAAGTTATGTCAACAGAAAATTTATATAATCAATTAAATAATTTATGGGAAGATTTTCAAGAAAATCATAGAAAATTTTCAGATAAAGGTGTTAAAGCTGCAGGTACAAGGGCAAGAAAATCTATTGGTGAAATTAAAAAATTAGTTACATCATATAGACAAGCATCTGTTTCTGAATCAAAATCATAGGAGAATATAATGGCTAATGAACAAAAGTTTCCAAGCGAAGTGGTAGATTTGCCAAGTGGTGGTAAACTATACCCAGAAGGACATCCTTTAAGAGAAGGTAAATTAGAAATTAAGTATATGACTGCTAGAGAAGAAGATATTCTCACATCACAAAATCTTATTAAAAAAGGTGTAGTGATTGAAAGGTTATTAGATTCACTTATTTTAACAAAAGGTGTTAATTCTGATGATTTAGTTATTGGAGATAAAAATGCTGTCATGGTAGCAGCACGAATATTAGCCTATGGTCCTGAATATGAATGTGAGGTTTCACATCCAATTACAGGTGAAAGTGTTACACATATATTTAATTTAGCTGATTGTCCATTTAAGAAAACACCTATAGATAATGATGGAAATTCATTTGAATTTGAATTACCAGTATCTAAAACTAAAGTAACATTTAAACTTTTAACAGGTAAAGAAGAAAAATTTATAACAAATGAGCTCACACAAGTAAATAAAACTGGAACAGAGGTTTCACCTGAATTAACTACAAGATTACGATATTTAATATCTTCAGTTGATGGTGATGACTCACAATCAGTTATTAATAATATAGCTCAAAATATGTTATCAAAAGACTCTTTTGAATTAAGGAAAGAAATTCAAAGAGTATCTCCTGATATTGATATGGAACAAGAGATAGAGATAGGAGGTGAGTCGGTCAAGGTAGATATACCTATGGCCGCTAACTTTTTTTGGCCTAACACCCAATCATAAACCCAAAATACACGAAGAAATATTTCAGTTAATTTATTATGGACAAGGTTTTACCCATA